CAGGGCAAGCGGGAAGATTGGTGGGTTCCTCGTCACCCTCCCAAGGCGGGAATTCATCTTCAGGGGCAACAGGCACTTCTTCAGCGGGTGCCGGGGCTTCTTCAGCCTTGGCCTTTCTGCCCTTTCTTCCGGTGCGCTGTTCGCCGCTGTCAGGCTTTTCAGGGTCAGGGGTAGTAACTACATTACCGCCACGCTGAACGGCACCAGCGGCCTTCTGATTGGCTTCCTCATACACTTCACAGAAGTTGGCATAGGAAAGGGGGATTTCCTTGTTTCTGACGGTCAAGCGCCCACCGCCAAAGATCACTTCAGAAGTCTTGAAGGAAAGCACCCGTTCATTATCATCTGCCACGATACGGGCCACAAGATCCACCATACCGGCAACCTTATTGGCAACCTTATCCTGAAGATTGGGCTTGATGGAACTGATCTTATCGCCGCTTTTGCGGGTCAGATCACGGGTTCTGTCCTCATGGCTGATCAGGATGATGTTTTCATAATCCAGATTGATCAGGCGCTTCAGGGTGTTCAGGAATTCACTTCTGACCATATCCCAAGCCCGGAAAGAATCATCAGATTCATGCTTCCAGCCCTGACGATCACAGATGAACACCCGGCAGGCTTCATAAACATCTTCCAAAAGGTCAACCACAATGGTTTTGAAGTCATTCTGTTTCTTTTCCAGCTCGGTAACAGTGTCATTGAACACTTCCCACGCAAGCTGACGCTTGGTGATTCTACCTTCAACGGTAACGGTGTCACGAATGGCAATGTAAGGGGCATCCACAAACTTGATATTGCCATCAGTGTTCAGCATCAGCGGATCAGGGAAAGCATTTGCAAAGAAGGTCTTTCCGCTGAAAGGTGCGCCATACACCCAAATAACCTTCTTTTTGGTGGCGTTCAGATCACGCCGTTCATTCTTGGGAAGTAACATATAATCCCATCCTTTCTGACAATATTCTTCATACTCACACCACCCGCAAAAGTGGTTTGGGTTCTTGGGGAAATCCGTGGATTCAACCATGTGTTTCACATCGGTCAGGAAATCCACGATCTTCAAAGGCTCATAGTCAATGAAGCTGATAGTGGGTTGGGCGTTCTTCAATTCTTCACGCAAACGCTCACGGAACTGAAGAAGGGTTTCTGTTTTCTTCTGCCTGATCTTGGGCTTGGGGATGAACAGGAAAGCCATGTTTCTGATCCGGTGGCCCGGATGGGTCAGTTCATACCAATACTTGTATTCATGAAGCTGACCGGATTCAAGGTAACTGCCAACATTGTTGGAATACTTGAAATCATACAGATCAAAAACCTGAACATCTTCACCCCATGGGTTATTAAAGGCGTTTTTCGCCATCCATCCCATGGGAACAAGGTAATCCATGAACCCAATGAAATCAGCGTTTCCAATGGGAAGTTCAAACTTTCCACCGGGCGGCAACAGGGCCTTTGCCTTGGGAATCAGGGCTTCCAACTTCATCATTTCATTCACATGATCATCCGTCAGGATCGGGAAGCTGTTCTGATAGAATTCAAGGGCTTTTTCCACGCCTTCTTCAATGCCGGTATGTAATGCCGTTCCCAAGATCAGGGCATTATCAGGATCAGTGTTTGGGATCGTGTCTATACCGGCCACATATCGCATTTGGTATTTGAAAGGGCATCGGTTAAAGGTTTCAACTCTGCTGTGTGACACTCGCATGATTTCACCCCCTTCACAATTTTTTTGAAGTTTTCAAACCCTTCAGGGTAAAGGACAAAGCCAAAGCACCCGGAACGGTTGATTTGTCTGATATTGCGCTTCTGAAGTGCTGAAGGAATTCCATCAGAAGCCTTCAGTTCTACTTCAAGGGAAATACCGTTCACGGTGATCTTCATATCAGGAAGGCCGCTTTTGGTGTAGCGCCCACCGCCCCAACGCTTTTCCCAATACCCACAGGGCGGAAGGGTCATTTTATCTTCAGGGTGGCCCAAGGGATAAATCCCTTCAGATTCCAACCAATCCTTCAAGCGGGTTTCAAAGTTTTTTTCACCGGCCATCAGGAATCACCAGCTTCCGCTAAATAATTACACCATTCCAAGAAGGCACGAAGTAGCGGGTTTGTATTTCCCTGATCGGCCCAACCAGCAAAGCCAATGAACCCATCCCGGTTGAAGCTGATACATTCACGGCGGGTGAAGTAATGGGCGTTCATGTATATGTAACATTCCGTTATGCTCCCATTGCTTTTCTTCTTCATGTCAACCTTCTTGCTCAATGTCATGGTGACAGAAGTTTCACCGGCCTTGTTGGATTTCTTCAATTCCTTCTGAAGCATCATGCAAAGGATCAGAATGTCACCTTCATGAACGCTGTCATAGGAAAGGCCACGGTTTTTGAAGAACTCCCTTGCTTCATTGGTGGTGCATACGGGTTCAAAACCTCTGCAACTCATGACTTATCCCCTTTCAGGGTGATCTTCACATAACCGGCCTTGGCGCTGATCTTGGTGCAATCGGCATACACATCAGGGTATTTCTTCTTCAGCCTTGCACTATCCACGCTGGTTGCCGTGGTAGGCTCCACCAAAGTAAGGTTCAGAACATCGGATTCAAATTTCTTGATTCCGTATTTGGTCATAGCTTCCAACAGGGCGGCTTTCATTTCCTTTTCCTGTTCCTCAATGGCCTTTTTATGGGCGGTCAGGGAAGCAATAGCGTTCAGGGTGGCAAGCTGGGAAGATCGGAATTCCTGAAGGCCGGTTTCTTCATCAAAGGTGCTTTCACCACATTCATTGGGGTGTTCCACACAGGATTCCGGGCATTTTTCCCCGGCTTCACCCCATTCCGGGCAGTTGCGGCAACAACCGTCAAACTTCCCCAACGGACAAGTGTTCTTGCATTTGATCATTTGCGGTTTCCTCCTCTACATAAACATTGGCGAATTTAAGGCCGAATTCACAGGCCGCTTCATGGCTGTCAAAGTAAATATCAATCACCTTGTTATCATACTTTTCAGCAACCCAAGAAGCTGTTCGATCCTGAACTATGTAAGTTCCCAAGCCTTCAACTTCCACAACCGTTCCAAACGGAAGGGGTGAAGCACAGGAAACACCGGCCACAAGTTCAATTCCAGCGGCACCAACCACGATCCCACCGGGCCGGTTCTTGGCCCATTCACCACAGCACTTTTCACAGGCACAATAGGCGGTGATCCGGTATTCACCCAAGCACACCTTTTCAGGGGCGCTTTCTTCAGGTTCCGGGATCACAGGATCAGGGGGAAGCGTTACGGATGGAAGAATGGTGGTCATTACTTCCGGGGCCGTATCGGGTACATGGATTTCTTCAGCGTTGGCGGTCAACTTTCCAACCACAAACCCAATAATAAATCCCATCAGAAGGGCCACGGCGAACATTCTTCTAAACCGCTGGTTCAATCTTTTGCGGCGTTCTTCACGCCGTTTCAAATTTTCTGAATAGTTCATCGTTATAGTCCTTTCTCATGTTCAAGGTGGTCAGAATGTTTTCTTCCACCGTTCCGGGGCAGATCAACAAGTAATAGAAACAAGGCTTTTCCTGACCAATGCGGTGAATCCGCTTTTGGCTCTGCTCCCACAGTTCCCAACTTTCCGGAAGGCTGAAGTAAATGATCTTGTTTGCCTTCTGGAAATTGCCGCCCATGGCCCCGGATTGATACTGAATGAAGGTCACTGAATTGGATTGGTAATTGTAGGCAGTCAGATCCTTGGTATGCCCGTTCTGAATTGACACAGGGCGGTTCATCCCCTGAACAATGCGCCGCATCCGTTCCATTTCTTCTGTGAAGTTATAGAACACAATCAGCCGATCTTCTGTACTTTCCACCAAATCCCGGAAGGCTTCATAGCGGTAAGGATTAAACAGGCCGCAAAGCTGACGGGAATACAGGCGGCGGGTCAGGCTGGTATCACCAATCAATTCCCGCTTACAGTGTTCATTGGAACCCCAAAAATCTGAATCCAGTTCAAACGCCTGAAGGTTGCTGGTGTCGATGTTCACCACCCGATCATTCCAGAACTTCCAGTATTCCGGGGAAGGTTTGGTTTTCACTTGGATCAGGTTCTTGGTGGGAAGATCAATACCGGCATCATCGGTGGTCATGAACACGGCCCCATGGTCAGCCAGCTTCTTTTTCAGCCGGTCAACATTTTTGTAACCGGTGATCTTTTGCCGCCAAAAACCATCTTCTTCAACCCATTCAGTAACAATGTACTGTTTATAGAAAAGTTCCTTACTGATCTTCCAGCCCAACAGTTGGCATTGGCTCCACAGTTTTTCATACTTCCCGCCCGTAGGTGTGCCGGAAAGAAGAATCACATTATCCGGGGCCAACCCAAGAACGAATTTGGAACGCTTGGCGTTTTCGTTCTGGATCAAGGAACTTTCATCTAACATCAGTGTGAAGTGGGTCAAAGTTTTCAGGATCTTCCGCCTGAAGGTCAGTTCATAGTTGATCACGCCGATCATCAAGGTTGGAACTTCACAAGCGGCCTGTTCCATGAAGAACTTGAATTCCTTGGGCTTGGTCAGATCAAACACACAATTCCGGGTGTAAAAAGTCTGAAAATGTTCAACCCAATCAGGAACCTTTGAACACTGACAAACCACAAGATTGATCCGGGCGTTCAGCTTCATCAGCTTTTCCGATCCCACGAAGGTTTTTCCAAGGCCCATATCCAAATAGTAGGCGCAACGGTTATGGGCTTCCGTCAGATCAAGGGCTTTTTGCTGGTGGCCGAATAATTGAACCGCCGTCATGCTGTCAGCCCAAAGAATTCATTGAACTGTTCAGCGCCCACATAATCACGGAACTTGGAAGGGTTGATGTAATAGTTCCAGTTCTCACCGGTGCCGGGAACCGCATTGCCAAAAGGCAGAAGGCCACGCTGAAGGCCGATTCTGACAAACTGATCAGACTTGCCAAGGCACCGGGCGGCATCCTTCACGGTGATCCGCTTATTGGGAACCGGAATATCCTTCACGGGGGCTTCCGTGTACCCCATCAGGAAATCAAAGGTGGTGCCGGTAATATCGGCCAGAACCTTGATTCTATCGGGGCCGGGGGTGTTCTTACCGGAAAGGTATTGGCTAATTGCGGCCTTGGAAGCGCCGCTTTTCTCGGAAAGGGTGGATTGGTTCAGGTTCGCTTCAGCCATGGCGAACTTCAAACGCTCTGCAAATGTTTTCATGCTTCTTTAACCTCCTGTATCTTTTTTCTTAATTCCCGGTGAAATTCACGGGTGTTTATTGGTAGGCCAGCGGCCAAGCGTTCTTCTTCAAAGGCAAACCGGATTTCCAGATTATCCACAGAAAAATCAGCCCGGAAGGTTCGCCATGTGCGGTGTTCCATATCCAACAGCTTTGCCCACAGATCGGGAAAATGCTTTCGCAGATTTCGCAGTTCTTTAAGGCTCTGTAACGGGCAACACCAGCAAGAAACACGGTGGAAAATCTCATACAAGCCGCCCCAATCAAAGCCGTGATCATAACAGTATTGAAGGCAATAGGCTTCATCCCAACCCCATTCAACCAATGGATGTTTGTGTGTGGGATCTTGGTTGTGATCACGCTGAAGGCGGTATTCTTCATCAGCGGCAAGGCCGATCAACTGAATAACCAAATACTGTTCCCGCAACTGATTCAAATACTTGTTGATGATCCGGGTTTTCAGTTCAGCGGTACACCATCGGGCTTTTGGCCCCGGCCAACTTTGCCCCTTCTTATCCTGAAGATCAGGATTGTGGCGCTTGGGTTCGTAGTCGAACATATGCCATTCAAAGGATTTAGGGTTCTGAACCCGTGTGAACTTGATACCGGCATCCGTGAAGATTTTTTCAAGCCGGTTGATATGCTCCACCATGGCGGGGAATTCCATCCAAGTGTCACAGTACACCACTTCATGAAGGGGGTATGTGACAGGATCAACCGTGTGGCGCTTCAGCCATTCAAGGCCAAGGGCGGTGGAATCTTTGCCGCCTGAAAGGGATAACACCCAATATTCAGGTCGGGGGGGGGTATTAGGCGCATACATCTTCAACCCTCCCTTACTGAACCTTGAAGGTGACTTCATGGCCGGGGTTTTCGGCAATCAGCTTGGCTTTCAGATCATCAACCATCATGTTATTGTCAAGGGCCGCTTGCACCACATCCACCAGCTTCTTCCCGTCAAGATAGGCCCAAACGGTTTTCCGTTTTCTTCTCATTTAGATTTCCTCCTGAAATTCAACATTACATTCAGCACAGATTACCCGAACTTCCTTGGTGGCCCGGATGATCGTTCCACAGCAAGGGCAAACATACTTTCTGGAACTGGAACCGCTGGATTTTGCACCCTTCAGGCCATTCACCTTGGGTCTGACAAGGCTGAAGCCCTGTTTTCCAAGGCCCTGAACAAAAGCAAGGGTTTCCGGGTTCAGGGTGGTTTTGTGCCATCCGTACTTATCACCCTTTTCCACGGTCAGGCCGTGGGCTTCAGCGGCATCCCGGAATTTTCGGTTGTGGTACAGGCCAGATCGGGAAGTGTCCTGAATCCCATCCTGAAGGTTCATCAGGTGAACCATTTCATGGATCATGGTGGAACAGGTTTCTTCAAAGGGCCGGTTCAGGTATTCAGCACACAGGTTGATTTCGTAATACCCGCCTTCCTTGGCCCCATCTTGCCAAGCCTTCCAGCCGGTACACCATCCATAGGCCCCACGGGTATGATCCGGGGAAACGGTGATCACGGGCTTTTCCAGCTTGCCTTCAAAGAAGGCTTCATTGAACTTTGAAAATAAACATTCAAGTTCTTCAATAACCGGCTTCAGGCTGATTTCGTTCATGGGTTGCGCTCCCTTCTCATATTAAGAGCACTTTATGTGCTCGACTTGGGGATAAAAAAGTTCCTGAATGGATTT